CTGTTAGTGTATTATAAATACAAATAAAATGCAAATGCATCAACTGGGATAATATGAAAAATACTATACTTAAGCTAATAGAAGAAAAACCAAAACATTATGTGATGATAATTAGCAAAAATACAGAATTATTAAATTGGGTCAACACGAACACATTATCCACAAGTGAAAAACTATCAGCAAGAATATACAGCGCAATATTTCAAATATCAGACGTATGCAAAAATGGAAATTTAAAACGGTTTGATAGAATTAGCACAGGATTTGTCGGTTGTGGGCCTGCTAAAACATGCAAATGTACATTAGAAAAAATATCTGAAAACGTTTCAATTACCAAACAACAATATACAGTTGATCATAATAAAAATATAAATGAAAAACGTATAATCACCATGAAAGAAAAATACGGAGTATCATATAATAGTCAACGCAAAGAAAAAAAACATATATGGACTGCACCAAAGATACCTATTGCAATTCATGAAAAGTTAACTGATTATGAATGGCTTAACGAAGAATATAATAACAAAAAACGTTCATTAACTGATATAGCTGATGAATTGGGTGTTTACTATTCTACAGTTGGCGATTATTGTAATAGATTTGATTTTATTATCAGACCAACTTCATTAAGATCTTTAGAAGAAATACAAATTGTCAACTATCTCAAAAGTATTGGGTGTAATGACGTAGAAGAATCAAATAGAACAATAATAGCACCAAAAGAATTAGATATCTATATCCCATATGCAAATTTAGCAATCGAAGTTAATGGGTTACGATGGCATAGTCATCATCCGTCTTATGGAAAACAAGAAGATAGGAATAAACATATATACAAAACCACATCAGCTGCAAATAATGGAGTAACGTTACTACATATAACTGATTATGAATGGAAAAATAAAAATTTTATTGTAAAATCAATGATTGCGTCTAGATTAGGTCTTAACAAAAAAATTCACGCAAGAAAGTGTGTAATAAAAAATGTAGAGAAAAGTATAGAAAAAGAGTTTTTAAATTTATATCATATTCAAGGATTCACTGGGTCATCAACAGCATTTGGGTTATACCATGAAGAACAATTAATTATGTTAATATCCATCGGAGTACCTAGATATAATAAATCAAAATATACACATGAAATTATACGAATGTGTTCCATGGCCGGAATAACAGTAGTTGGCGGAGTAAGTAAATTAGTTGCGCATCTTAAAAAATTATATCCTAATTCTAATATTTTAAGTTATTGTGATTTAAGTAAAGGAACTGGAGTTGGATATGAAAACGCAGGATTTATTTTGGAAGGTGTCACTAAACCAGGGTATTTTTGGACAAACGGCGGGATAGTACTCAGTAGGAATAGATGCCAAAAACAAAATCTACAAAAATGGTTACCGTCTTATGACCCAAATTTATCAGAAGCAATTAATATGTTTAATGCAAATTATAGAAGATATTGGGATTGTGGGAACGCAATTTATAGCTTGACAACTTAATTATAACCAATAAAAAAGGCTCCGAAGAGCCTTTAATATTTTATCAATTAACGGTAATATTTATTAGCTAAATCTTACGTTTGCAGCAGCAATACCAACACGTCCTAAGTAATCAGCAGCATTACCTAATGATGATGCAGAGTTTGATAACTCAACATAACCGTAACGAGTCATGAAGCTAACTACTGGTTCGAATGTAGTTGGATCTAAAACAACACCAGAAGACATTAATGGAATATATGGGCAGTAGAATGCTGGCGCATCTGATTCTGCACCACCTTTATAACCGATTAAGATAGAAGTGTCATCAGTTGCATAGCTGTTTACATATACTTTTAATGAGTTGTTTAAAGTACCAACAAATTTAGTGTTAGTTGGAGCTTCAAAAGTACCTTCAGTAGTACGTGCGAAAGCAGAAGTAGTAGCTGATTGTAAGATAGTTAAAGCGTATGGGCTTACAACAGCATAGTTACCTGCACCACGACGAGTACGTTGTGCAATTAAGTTAGCAACACGGTTGATTTGAATAGCTAGAGCAGCATGTTCATCACCAACGAAAGTAGCAGTACCAGAAACTAATGCTTGGTCATAAGTCAATACATCAGAACCAGCTAAGCTTAATAAAGAACCAATGATTTCTTGGTCGATTTCAGCAGTGATTTCTTGAGCTAAAGCAGCCATAATTTCTGCTTCAACATCAATTCCTTGTTGTGATTGAGCATCTTGAGCAGATTCGAAAGTCCAACGAGCAGACAATTTACGAGTTTTTGCTTCAACAGTTTGTTTCAAGATTTGGATGCTTATTTTTTTTCCAGCTTGACCTTCTAAAGCAGCAGTAGATGCAGCTTTACCGCCAGAAACAGCGTCATTACCAGAATAAGATTCTGCAATTTTGAATGGTGATAATGCTTCTTCACCAGCTGCAGTTTGGTTAGCTGAATCAGCATAACGTACACGTAAAGTGTGAATTTGACCAACTGGACCAGTCATTGGTTGTACACCAACTAATTCGTTAGCGATAACAGTTGGCATTACACGACGGATTACTGGTAAGATAACACGGTTTAGCGTAGCAACGTTACCAGCAGATGTTGCACCAGCAGTTGGAGATTCAACTAGATATTTACGAGTATTTTCTAGAGTAATTCCCATTACTGATTTTTTAGTACCTTGAAGTCCTTCTAAAAGAGCTTCTTTAGTTTCAGCCCAACGGCCGTTAAGTAGTTCTGACATTATATTTCTCCTTAAAATTTTAGTCCAGCGAGTCTTCTAATGTCAACTATATTAGATTCATCTTCGCCGCTACGTGGTTTATTGGAAACTTTGTTTCCAGTGATTTCTTTGGACTCAGAGAGTACCTGTTTTTGTTGTGGTGCTTTACCAGTAACAACTGCTGGTAAATATTTATCAAAGCTTTCAAATAATTTTGAAGTTTTAACACCTTCCATCAATTCGCTCATGATTGCACGTTGCTCAGTGTTTAACGGAGTTAATAGTTCAGCCATTATTGCATTTCTTTCTGATGCTTCTTTCAACGCAGAAATTTCTGCTTGTTTGCTTTCTAAAAGTTTTTCTGCTTTAACAACAGCTTTTGCTGCTTCATTTATAGCAGATTCTTTCATGTCTATGACTTTAAGCAATTTTGAAGTTTCAGATTTTTCATTTAAATAACTAGTTTGGTATTCAGCAGCAAATGCTTCAAATAATTTGCGTCCAAATTCAGTACGACGAGCTGAATCAATATCTTCTTTAAGTGCGGTAATTTCAGTACGTAAGCCTTTGTCTACAACGCTTTCAACTAATTTTGCAGCACGTTGAATAAATTGTTCTTTTACTCGTTTTATTTCTTCTCTTCCTTCACGAATTAAACGAACTTTAGTTTCATTTAATTCAGTTTTATCTTTATAAAATTCAGTAATTTCTTGAGCTAATGCCTCAACTACGAAATTTTCTAATTTGCCAAATTTATTAACCATTTGCATTTGATCTTCGTGCAATTCTTTAACTTCAGAAGCTAATTGTCTTGTAACAAATTTCTTCATAACAGTTGCACTTTCTGCAATTTTTTTAGCATGTTTAACTTTCATTTCTGCCAATTGTTTGCGATCATCAGCGAATTCAACAATTTCTCTTGATAATTGTTCAGAGATCATGCGATCTACTGCATCAATCATAGTTCCTTTGTCATGTTCATATTTTCTAGCAAATTCTTCACGTAGTTCTTGAGCAACTTGTTGACGATTTTCATTAACGCGAGTCGTCCAAGCTTGTTCAATTGATTCCTTTAGGTCTCCAGAAATCACATTATTTTCAAATAACGGTTTTAATGCATCCAACATGTGTTTCTCCTTATTATTGGAGTTTGCCTGTAAAACAGACACCCTTTTTATACTATCTAACTAAGTTTCCTTAGTTAAATTTATAGTTCAATTTTTCCAAATTGACTAAAATCCCTAATCATTACTTTAAACCAGTAATGATATTAATTAAACTTTCTTTTAAATGTTTTTGTGCAGTTGGATCATCCCGCAACTCTTGAGCCATACGATAAGAATTATATCCACCACGTGTATTCATTAAATGTTCATAAATTGGTGTTGGATAAGCACCAGGTGCAGAAGGTGTTGCCACCATATCTACTGTGATAATTTCAAAATCTGAAACTTCACCTGATCCATTATCTTTAACATTTCCAGAACCCCTTGATGAAACACCTAATTTAACACCGCTTTCCAGCATTGTTCTAATTAATTGTCCCATAGGAGTTGGTAATATTTTCAATTTACCATAACCATTTGGACCATCCATCCACATACTAGTAATCATATGAGACACACGATCCAAATTAATTTTTAAATCATCAGGGTGGTCAGCTTCACCAAGAACTGAATAACCATTTTGAATCTGATCATTCAGTGCTTTTACGGCCTTGCTTATTTCGTTAACTGGGTAAACACGTTGGTTAGCGTTTCTAATACCACCTTGAATACAAATGCCACTCAGATATAGGTTTTTACCTTCCTTGTCATCAGACTCAAGCATTAAATTTGCTTGACTAAAACTAAGGTTTTCTCTGAGATATAACATAATCTTATCTTTTACCTATTGGGCTTTTAGTGTTAGCAGCTTGTTCACCTTTAGATTTACCAAAGCCACCATTTACAGATTTTAATTTAGTTGCTTTGTTTGATCCAGTTACATTAACATTGCCAGAATTTAAATCTTTAACTTTAGGGCTTTGTAAACCACCTTCAGTTCCAGATTTGCTTCCATCACCAGTAACGCTAATAACTTTTCCACCTACGTTAGGTTTTTTTACTGCATATGGGCTTTTAACATTTACACCTTTATCACCAGGAGTTGGTGTTTTTACTTTTTTAAGTTCAGCACGTTCCATCATGTGTTGTTCTTCATCACCAAATTCATCACTGCCAAATTCATCGTCATCACCAAATTCATCAGAACCTTCTTCATCATGAATACCAGGGAAGTTTTCTTCTTCGTTTTCTTCACCAGCTAAAAGTTCTTCAAATTCAGCTTTTAATTCATCTAACGCATCTTCTAAATCAAGAACGCGATCTTCTAAGTCACCTTCTTCATCATCAAACTCTGATTCATCATCAAACTCTGATTCATCATCGTCAATATCGAAATCTTCTTCATCTTCTTCATCTTCTTCAGATTCATCTTCATCATCAAAAGATTCTTCATCAGTTTCTTCTTCTTCAAAATCCTCAGCTAATAATTGTTCATAAATTTCACGTGATTTAGATACCACGATATTATGAAAAATTTCTTGAGCTGCTGTGTGATCTTCATTGATCAACGCTTCTAACATTTCTTCAAATTGTGCACGGTCAGTCATATTAATTCTCCAGTATTATAAGTTACACGGCTATAACATATATTTACACTATTCTTAAAAAATAGTGCAAATATAGTGTAAAAATTCGCGTTTTGGTGTTTACATTGCGGGTGGTTGGGCGCCATACATTGAATGTATGAATGCAAGCTCATTATCTTGTTCTAAAAAATGAGCTTCGCTACTTTTACGTAGTTCATTTATTTGCCCCAATGTAAGTCTTGTTTTTCGTGTATCACGACGATGCATAGTGCTTTTATCACGCATAACGTCATAACGCATATCATTAGCTGAATGTCGTGTTTCAGGATCGATATAAAATAGTTCTCTAAGTATCATCTTTTATTTATCATTTATTCAGCAGTTGGCATTGGTGCTTGTGGCATTGGTGCAGATGTAGCATCAGCAGGTGTATCGTCTAATGAGCTTAAATCCATATCATCTGGTGCGCTTAAATCACCAGCTGCTCCAAAATCACCAGCTATGCCTGCTGCAGATAATCCAGCTGAACGTAATTCACCAGCAGCATCAGTATGTGTTGGTTCATTTTTGCCTTGTTCATCACCCCACATTCTTTCATTTTCTGCCATTTCTTCAGCAGTTAAACCTAAAAAACGTTTTAATGCAAAACGTTTACTCATATATGGTATTGCTTGGATTGTATTAAAAGTATTAATACGAGCAGTATCTAATTCTGCTTGTCTAGAACTTGCAAAGTTCATAGGAGGATTGAATTCTAAATCAAATAAATTTATATCTATATTCAATCCACGTGAATAGATATACATTTTAAATTCTTGATCAAAAATTGGTGATAATAAACTTTGTCTTCGTTCACATTCTTTATTAAAACGCAATTCTTGTATATATGCGGTACCCACCCGCCCATCACTAAATTTTTCTTGTCCATCTTCTGCACCAGTTGGTAAGTACGAACTTGGAATTCTTAACCCTCTGAATAATTTATTAGTAAAATATTGTAAATCACCAATTTCACCAACATTTGTACCACCAGCCAATGTTGTGACATCGCTTCCTTTTGATTCAGTTGTTCTTGGAAAAAAATAGTCTTCTGACATTGCCATAGGATTATATGCACTATCAATTACATTGGCACCACCACCTGTTTGGCTTGGTATTCTTCGTTGATGTATCTCATTTTTAACACGTTCTACAAACGCCATTGCTAAATGAGGAGGCATATTACCTACATCAATATGAAATACTCTGCGTTCTGGTGCACGTTGAATACGGTAAATTAAAATAGCATCCTCTAATAATTCTTTTTGTTTATAAACTTTAAAAACATTTTCTAAAATACTATTTCCAAAAGGATAATTATTATCCAAACCTTCCGATAATGACAAATGAATTACATGCTCAGCAGCAATTGCGTACTCTGTTTCAGCCAACCCCCATCTGCTACCAGAACTACTAGTTGGATATGGTCCAGATGCACCACGTTGGCTTGCATTTGCTCCTAAATAACCACTGCTAGGAATAACACCACCACTATTTTGTCTAGGATTAATATTTGGTGTTATTTGAGTAGCAACTAAATTCATAAAATTTGGAGCTAAATCTTTAATTACATATTGTTCGGGTTTTTTACCATCACTTTCATTAACTATTATTTTTATAACTTTGCTAGGATCTACCCAATTCCATTTTTGTGTTTCTGGATCACGTATGAAGAATGCATCACCGTATTTAAACGTGTTTCGAACAATTCTAAATATACGAATATCAAATTGTTGTAATTTGTTCCATTGTTGCAAGTATTCACCTAAAATTTTTACTTCTGAATTAGTAGCTTTGTGACGCCACTTAACTTCAAATGGGCTTTTACCATCTTTTAACTTTTGTGTACAGAATTCTGCTAAAATATCTAATGCAGCATTGATTTCTGGGTCACTATCCATTACTTCGTATTGCTGATATCGTTCTATTCTATTAGGGCTACCTGTGTAAATATCAGGCAAGTAGCTAGAGTAGTTAGTCCTTGCTGGGCCAGCTTTAGAAGATGAATTAGAGTTTGTTAGGGGGCTAGCGTCATCTGATGTAACTGGTGAAAAATGTTTTTTCCATGTCATTATATTACCTCGTTAATATTATATTTATTCCATGTCCACAGAGATTGACCGCAATCCCATATTATGTCATAGTTTTTGTTTTGCATTATTTCTTTAGCTGTTAAATTAGGATCGTGTCCTTCTTCTACAAGTTTATGCTTTTGAAATTTTTCTCGGTTATATCTTTTATGATAATCTGTATAATAAAACCCAATTGTTTCATTTTCTTTTTTCATCCCTAAATTAACATAAACTTTTCCGTTACCCCATCTATTATCACTATAACTTAATACTGATTCAGGGTTATATTGTTTAATAAAATGTTTAAATAATTTAGATGCTCCACCGATTACATTTGCTGATGAGCAAAACCGTAATATTTCGTATTGAAATTTTTTATTAAATCTAGATTTTGAAAAATTCATAACAGCTATTAAGTTAGATTCATAAAATAATCCATAATTAATACTAGCAGAGACTGAGCCTTGTAGATGATATTTATTAATAAATGCAGATGCTATTTTTGATGTTATGGTTTCAATTTTACATTTTCTAGCGTGTATTTTAGAT